GGACCGTCTTGTAGTCCAGCTCGCGGGTGCCCTCGAAAAAGGATTCGAAGTAGTCGAGGTTGGTGAGGCCCGACTGGATGATTTGCTGCTGAAAGAGGGCGGCCGGCGTGCCGCTTGGGGGCTCCTCGCCGCGCTGCGCGCCCGTGACGCCGGAGGTCTCTTCGATCCACGCCTTGAGCTGCTGGAGCAGCTCGAAGCTGCCGGGCTCGATCGAGTTGGTCCGCACCTCTTGGGGAATCTCGCGGTTCGGCTTCGTCTTGATCTTAAGGACGCCGCCCTGCCGGCTCCACTCCTCCGCAAAGTCGTCGATGCTCAGGTCGTCGGGAATAGAATCCTCCGGCACCAGCAGCACCCCCTTCGCGCCGACGCCCAGGCCGTGGTCGATCATCGTCACCAGGCGGTTGAGCCAGCGCTGCGGGTCGATGATGTTTTCGATGAGGCCCCAGGTGCGCCCATCGACGAGGGTGGCGAGGCAGAGGACGTAGGGGTGCTCGCCGTGCCAGTAGGGCGTCTCTTGCTCCCACAAAATGTGCCCCTCGGGCGTGAGGTGGCGCGTGACCCACGTGTCTTCGATGCGCGTCTCGGTCTGGAGGGGCGCCTGGCCCTGCGAGCGGCGCCGGTCGTTGAGGCGCTGGAGCGACTCGGGGCTGGCCCGGTCGGGCAACTGTTGGCGCCGGCCGGTGGCCGGGTCCACCACGTAGCGGGTCAGCTTGCGCCGCTTCGTCCAAATCTCGATCACCCGCGCCATCGACGGGTCGTGGGTCGAGTAGAAGTCGACCGGGTCGGTGCCATTGGCGGTGCCGCCCGCAAAGCCCGGCACAAAGTCGTCGTCGAGGTGGCCGTACAGGTCCTGGATGCGCTCGGCCTTCGTGCGGGACAAGGTGCCGTCCTCACTCACCGCGTAGGTGGCCACCAGCTCCTCGAACGTGAGGTCGTGCAGCTCGCCAATGAGGCGGAGGTTGCGCGCGCGCCGGTCCTCCAGGTCGCGGTTGTAAAAAATCCGCGTCTGGTCGATCGGGTCGATCATCACCTCCTGCCGCTCTAAGTCGCCGTCCCAGTCGATCGTCACCTTAAAGCCGGAGGCGCCCGACATGACGTGCTCCTCAAACTGGTCGGCCTCGACGGCCGTGGCCCGGTTGTAGCGGCGCGTGCCGCGCCGCTTGATGTTGACCATCTCGGTCGCGTCCTGGTCTTCGCGGTCCACGGCGAAGACGGCCCGCTCGGACGTGTTTTGCCGATACTGCCCTTTCAGGTTGCGGGCGACGCTGCCGATCTGATTGATGACCCACGGGATGCGCCCCTGGTCCTTGATGTGCTCCTTTTCGGTCTTGCGCTCTCCGTCGACCGTAACGCTCTGTTGCCACTGATTGCCAAACCGATAGTCGCGGCTGCGGGCGCGGCGCTTCCGAAAGTCCTCCCGGTCTAAGAACCACTGCTCGCCGCGGCGGAGCAGGTCCTCCACCTTCTCGGCCTCCGGGGGCGTCAGGTGCAGGCCGTCGCCTGTGGTGCCTGCTAGGCGGGTCGGCGATAAGTTGAGCTGCTGCTCGCGGGGCATACAAACAAAAAAGCGGCTGTCCCATCGGCCAGGGCTCGGGAATCGGCAACGATTCCGGCTCGGGGGCCAATGGGACAGCCGCTCGCTGGGACGACTGTTGGGGTCGAATGTAGGTCGTCAGCGGCGCGGCGCCGGCGCGCTGATGTTCATGGTACGAGTGGCGGCCTCAAAATTGCAAGACGGACCGACGGCGACAGTCGCCTCCCCGGGCGGGCCCGTCACAAAAAGTCCGACGCACGGACGAGGTGACGGGCCTGGGCAACGAGCTCGCCCTGGTGGTCCCGTTTCAGCAAGACGCGCTGCTGCTGGCGGTCGATCCGATCGAGCACGTCGCACAGAAGGCGTCGTTCCTGCTCGTCGAGCTGCTCCCACTTGGGGTGGGTCCGGCGCCTCGTGGGCGGCGTGCTGTTGGGCGAGTTACTGCTCATCAAAGGCGTCGCTGGGGTAGGGGTAAAAAATGTGCGGCTGGTCGGTCTCGCTCATGCCGTACTCCAGGATGGGTGGCACCTCGTCAACGGCGCCTTCCAGGAGCGTCTCCGTGTGGCGGGCAAGGGCCCACAGCGCTTCGGTCCGCTCGGCTGGGCGCCGGCTCTCGTCCGGGTACGTGGCGTAGGCGTGAACGAGCAGGCCGGCCTCGTCGTGGACGTGCCGGCTGAGGATCACGCGCATGCCGTCGGCAAAGTCGAACACGTGGGGCCTGACGTGCTCGGCCGTGCGCTCCTCTGGCCGGACGTAGCGATCGGACGCGGGGTCGAAGGTGCCGGTAAACGCATCCTCGACGCGGGCCTGCATGGCCGACTCGGGCTGAGGCTTGAACGGAACGGGTTCGGTCGGCATGAGACGATCAAAACTGTGAGGGGGTCGGCGAAGGGCGGTCGACGCGAACCGGCCGCTTGATGGCCGGCGCCTCCATGTGTTTGAGCGCGCCCCAGGCGGTGCCGGCGGCCGAGATTACGACGTCGTCGTAGCCGCCCTCGACGGCCCCGAGGCGGCCGTCGGGCTTGCGCTCAAACATTTCCATCTCGTCGACCAGGCGCGCGTCCGGGTCGATGTAGGTCCGGCCGCTCGGTTCCTCGGACAGGCCGGCGTCGAGGGTGTTTAGGAGGAGCGGCTTGGTCGACTGGTTCAGGTGGAACCCGACGGTGAGGCGCTCTTTCTCGTCGACGCGGTCTTCTACGCGCCGGAGGTACAGGTTGTCGTAGACGCCCATCACTTCCTCCAGCACGGCTAGCGACCACTCTGGTTCAAAGCCGCGCACCTCGTCGCCGCGGTCCTTGCGGTGGCGGTTGATCTCGTAGATGAGGAGGGCTTCGTCGTAAAACTGCGCCAGCCGGGCGCTGGCCCACGCAAAGCGGTCCGGCCGCATATGGGTCCGCAGGCGGGCGACCGTCTCGACGGGGCCGCCCTTGAGCATCTTGATGCGGTCGCCAATCGTGATAACCGAGTAGTCGGCCTCCTCGGTCTTGCCGCCAAAGTCGACGTAGGCGCAGTAGCGGCGCGCCACGTGGCCCTCGGCCGGCGTGATGCAGGTGCCGTTCCACCACACCTTGTCGGTCGGGCGGCGCCACACCTTGAGGTCGCCGTCGCCCGGCCGAAAGCGGATGCCCTGAAGCGCCTCCTCGCCGGTCTCGCCCTCGGCGTCGAGCGTGCCGGTGGCGATCGGGGCCCGTGCCTCCTCGCGCATCCGGGCGGTGAGCTGGGGGTGGAAGAAGCGCTGGCCGGTCGATTGGAACGCTTCGCTCGGCTTTGAGGGGTACTCGTTCTGCATCGCGGCCGTGTCGCCCTTCATGTCGGCCAATTTGCCCAAGTACCACCGGATGCCGCCGAGCGTCGCGCCGAGGCGCCACAGACGGCGGGCCGTCTCGACGTGCTCGGGGACCACGTCTTCGGGGCGGCGGGGCCGCAGGAGGGCCTGAGCGGCCGCCGTGGCGTCCTCAACCGGCGTGCGGTACTTGGGGATGTCGTGCCACGCGATAAAGACTTGCTCGTAGGACGACCGGCCGGCGCCAGCGTCCTGCCAGTGGTTGTGAAAATACGTGCCGACACCGCGGGCCGTCGACTCCTCGACAATCGCGGTGCCGGGCTCCGTGGCCACGGCGCCAGTGATGGCCTGGGCGTAGTCTTTGGCGTTCACCTTGGGCGTGGACGGCCACAGGCCCACCTCTGACAGGTGGGCCAAGTGGATCGTGTAGGAGCGGGGCGAGTCGGGGTTCTCGATCGATGTCACGCCGACGATCGAGTTGGTCTCGCGGATCTGCTTCACGTTGGAGGAGCCCTCGTAGCGGCCGAGCGTAATGTCGCCAAAGGCCTCGGGGTGGTTTTCTGCCAGCAGGTCATACATGCCCCGAATGCGGCGCGACTGGTCGAGGGTCAGGTTGCAGATAAACGAGTGCCAGTTCGAGCGGTGGTACAGCTGAATCCAAGCAAAGAAGCACTGCGTCAGCGTCGACCCGCCCCACTGGCGCGCCTTGAGCAAGATGATGCGCACCGGCGCCCCGGCCGCCCACTGCTCGTGCAGCACCTTGTAATAGATGCGCTGCGCCCGATTCAGCACCATCGGCGCCACCGGGCCGCCCTCCCGGTCCTCGGTGCCCTGCTCGATGTAGGCGGCCTGCGAGGCCCAAAACTCAAAGTCATGTCGGGCGCGCTTGGTATTAAACTCTTCGACGGCCTCGGCCTCGCTGTTTCCGAAGTGGGTGGCCGCCTCGACGTAGGACCCGTAGTGGCGGGCCGCCGCCCAGACCTCCGGGTATGCCTCTTTCATTTGGGCTGGCACCAGAGGCACCTCGCCGGGCCGCACGCAGATCGGCACCCGCTCGATGGGGGAGCCGACGCCGGTCACCGGGTCGTAGTCTTGCTCCAGCTCATCGGCGCGCTCGGCGTTGGCTTCGGCGATGTCCTCGACCGAGGCATCCATCACTTGCTGTGGTCGTGGATAACCCATCCGGCAAGGGCACCCTCCGGCTCCGGCATCATGTGGTCGCCGGCTGGCGGGTCGAGCACGACCCAACCGCGATTGTGCACGCCGCTCGGGGCGTTGGCCCCGTCCTGCTCGACCAGAATGAGACGGCCGCTCTCCAAAAGCGACCGGACGTCATCGGGAAGGGCCGCGGCGTAGTTGTCGATGCCCTCGGGCGCCCGCCGCGGGATGTCTTCGAGCGGAGTGTCAATCACGCCCTGGGCATAGAGCTTGCCAAACGCACGGCGGATGGCAGATTCCTTCGCGGTCGCGACCCGCTCGTAGACGCGAAGGTCCTGCCGGCGCGCCTCGGACGCCTCGGGCGAAAGGGGGTCGGGCGCCTCGCGGTCGCGGGCGACGTCACGGCAACTCGGTGGGTTTGGACTCGGGGTCGAACGCATCGTGGTGGTGGAGCCAATGCGCAGTGTTGCGAAGAATCTGTTTCACGTCGTCGGAGTAGCCGAAGCGCTCCTGGTTCTGGTCGATGCTGTCCAAAAGGTCGCCGTCCTCGTGGCGCAGCGTCGCGGCGCTCCAGTCGCACAGCATCTCCAGCAGCTGGATCAGGTGCATCCCCTCGATGCCTTCAGAAAAGTGTTCGGGGTGGTGGTCGTTTTCGGCGTAGTGGTGGGCCAGCGCCTCGTCGAGGTCGTCAAGGGCGGCCTCGTAGGCGTCCGACCCGTACGCGACGTCACGCAGCTTGGCGCTAATTTCGGCGAATTGTGGCGCCTCCGGTGCCTGAAGCTTTGACTGGGCGTGGGTCGCGCTCCGCTCGACGATCGCGTCATGCACGGCCACCATGCGGGCCCGCACTTCCCAGATGTGGCGGCGCGTCTCAGCGCGGTGCCGGGCCATCGCGTCGGGGATGTCCTTCACGTCATAGTGGTCTGAGTGCAGCCACTCCTTCTTGCCGGTGTCGTGTCTTTTGATCCGTATCAGCCCGCCTGGCTCCATGATTGTATCGACGTCGATGACGGTGCCGGGGCGGGACGATCCCTCGTCTTCAAACACGACAACCTCTCCGATATAGGGCCGCTTCGCATTGGAATCAATTTGCGAAGGCACGTCGCTGTTGTTCATAAGCACAAACGTGGTGTCGTTCATCAGTTTTCGGGAAGCGATTCCTGGCGGATGTGGCGCTGGATGGACTCGAACACATCCTCGGTGGGTTCCGTCTTTTCGGGATCGCCGAGCGGGTCGCTCGGGTCGACGCCAAACAGCGTTTTGAGCTCGCGGATGATCTCGATGACCGACCGTGTTGCCCGCACCTTGGGGGGGCGCTCCACCTCGATGGTTGTCGGGCTACCGTTCGAGTCGCGGACCACCTTCTCCTCGGTGTGCCATGTCGTGAGGGGCCACAGGTTTTGAAGCTGTTGCATCAGCTGGCGGACGGCAAACGAGCGGTAGTCCTCCGCCGCCGCTTTCACCTCCTCCAGGTACTGGTTGCGGGCCCGCTCGACGTCTTTCTGGACCGCCTTGCGGCCCCACTGCTTCGGCAGTTGTTCTTCTCCGAATTGGTCGACGGCCGCCGTGGCAGCCTCGGCCCACGTCTTGCCCTGGATCACCTGGCGCAGCACGAAGGCGCGGCGCACCTGGACGTCGAGGAGGTCGGATCGGTTGCCCATCGGCTTAGCGTTGCTTGTTGGCGGTGTCGATCGAGTTGGCGCTGTTGGCCGTCGGCCGACCGACAGCCTCGAGGCCGCGGTTGATGAGCGGCTCGGCCCGATCGGGGCCGAAGCGGTCGGTGTATTCGCTTAGCGACTGGAGCGTCCGGATCTGGCCCCGCTTGCGCAGGATGGCCTCCAAGCCCTGGTCGGTCGTGGTCATCACGTCTTCGGCAATCTCGCGCATGTGGACCTGGAGCTCCTCGCGCCGCTCGTTCGAGCGGGTCCGGCTCTGGAGCCAGTTGAGCACGGAGAGCGCCTGTTGGGCGTCCTGCATGAGCAGGCGCGCCTGCTTCTGGGTGCGCGTCTCCTCGATCACGTCAGACGCCTGCCGCGTCTGGAAGTCCTGAAGCCGCTTGTAGAACGTGTTGACCGTCTCGGAGCTGATCCCGGCCTTGCCGCCCGGCCGGAACAGCTTGCCCACGACCGGCAGGTCGGGCGCCGCAAACTCGCGCTCCACCTCGGGCGTGGGGCCTTCGATGCCGAGGGCCGAGAAGAAGCCGTCCATGGCCTGCACCGCGTCGCGCCCCACGCCGCCCAGGTAGCCGGCGATCAGGTGCTCCAGGCGGCGCGGGCTCACGCTGAAGTTGTCGCCCACAACATACGCCAGCGTCGAGGTGTAGGGCCCAAACTGTTCGGCCGGCGGCTTGCGCCACTCGCCCCGCGGCACGATCGGCCGGTTGAAATAAAACTGACGGCCGCCCTCGCCGGCCAGCTGCTCGGCGAGCGGGTGAAGGGCCTGCGGCAGCTGAAAGGGAAAGCTGGTGCCCCAAATCTGGGTCGTGCCCAACGGCCACAGGTTTTTGTACAGGTGGCCGATCACGTCGTCGACGTGGTGGGCATCGTTTTTGTACCAGGCGTCCAACAGCGCCTCGGGCACCGACGAGAAAAGGGACCCCCACTCGAACGGCTTCGGCAACACGAAATTGAATCCGGCCACATCTGGGAAGTACCAGTTGTTGTACTTGTGCCGCGGAAGCAGATCGTTGTACCAGTCTTCGTCTTTGCGCTTCCACCAGTAGCCGGCCGTCGCCGCGGCGATCGTCATGCCGGCCGCGATGGCGCGGGTCGGGTTCTGCTGGAAGGCGCGCACCAGGGCTCGCTGGCCCCCGATCTGCGCGGTCGTAAACGGGATCATCTGGTTAATGACCTTCGTGACTTGGCCCTGGCTCGTGAAGTCGGTCGTAACCCGCTTCGAGTCGAGCAGCAGGCGGAGCGCCTGGTGGTCGCTCATCTTGGTGCCGGGCTCCCACCCCATTTCATTCGCAATCGCCTTAAACTCGGCCACCCGTGGGGCCGACTCCGGGATCTCAAAAATGTCGCGCAGCTGATCGACCCAATTCTGCGGATCCAAGATGCGTGTCTTGCGGTCGGCAAAGACATCGCTGATGGCGCGCTGCGTCTGTTGGCGGTCGGGACCGAGGGGGCGGCTCATGCGGCCGCCCAGGCGGGCCCACCGCTGAAAGTGAGGATCCTCGGACAGGTCGCCTTGCAGCGCCGCCTTCATGCCCGAGCTCATCGACTGTGCCCAGTAGGCGGTCAGCTTGGCCGGGTCGGCCGAGCTGCGGCTTTGGGCGTGCAGGACGGCAATGTCACGCATCGGGTTCGTGAGAAACGCAAACGATGCGCCTCGGGACGACTGGCGTGCGCGCCTCGTTTG